GGGCTCGGCTTTCTCGGCTCCATCTACACCGATGAGCCGTCGTGGAAATTCATGCGGGCCGATCACGAGGACGCCCGGACGCAAAAGAAGGAGGACTAAAACCATGTCCGAGCCCATCCGCCTTGCCACCCTCCAATCCCAAATCGTCACCCGTTCCAACGACGAGACCGGCTTTGTAGAATATCCTGTCGAGGCCCTCGAATCCGAAATAAACCTCTCTGGCGATCCGCGGGGCTTCATCCTTCACCGCATATCCTTCGTCCTCGCCCATGCTTGTAGCGAGACCGGGATGCCGGTAGGCATGTGGAACATCTACATCTCCCCCCGCGTCCAATCCTTAACCAACCTCCCCGAAAAAATCGACCCCACAATGTAAGGAGACCCTCATGCTCACCTTCGCATCAAACGGCGCTCAAATCCGCTTTTACGTTGACGGGGAGCTTGTAGAAACAGTGCAAGCAGGAAGCCCTAAATTCTATGGACTTCTTCGCGAACTCTCCGCCGCCGGAACGGAACACAGCAGCAGGAAAAAGTAACTATGCCCAAACTTGTCATAATCGAATCGCCTTACGCGGGTGATTGGGTCCGCCATCTTTCCTATCTCCAACTCTGTGTCCAAGACAGCTTCTCGCGGGGCGAAGTCCCTTTCGCATCTCATGGACTCTATCCCAGATTCCTCGACGATAACGATCCTGAACAACGAGAACAAGGCCTCCGCGCTGGATTTGAAATAATGCGACGTGCCGACCTTGTTGCCGTCTATCTTGACCTTGGTATTTCTGGTGGAATGCGGGAAGGCATTGCTTTCGCGGAAAAGCGAAATGTCCCTATCGTTATGCGATACCTCTTAGACTAAGACCGGGAGAACATAGACCCCTACGGCCCTGGAAACAGCGAGGTCAAACCATGATACCAGATGACGACACAATACTTAAAACGGCTTCAACCTCTCTTAGGGTTCTTGATCTAGAAGAGGCCGCCAAACTTACATCCGGCGATAGGAATCAAGCCTATGGAAACCCTGTTTCAAACTTTCAGCGCACAGCAGCAATCTTCAACGCTATTACGGGACAAAATCTGACGGCCTATGAAGCATCCCTATTCATGGTCGCCACAAAACTTGCTCGGTTGGAAACCTCTCCACTTAAACAAGATAATTATGTAGACGCAATGGCCTATTTAGGGATAGTCCACGAATGCGCTGAGGCAGAAAAAAGGGAGGCACCTAAATGAAAATAATCGAAACTGAGACCATCTCTGAGAAAACAATCTTCAACCCGGACCTCTCGTCTTGGGTCTACAATGGCCTCGACTGCTGCGTAACCCACGAAATCCGGGACAAACTACGATCCGAACTTTCTGAGAGCCCCGAGAACGTCCAACAAACCTATGCCGACTCCATGTCCAAGCTCGCCCCGGTCATGGAAATGAGTCTCCGCGGTTTTCGCATAGATCAAAAGTCCCTCAATACCGCTCTCGGGGAAATGCAGTCTACCCTTGACCTACTCCAGTCCAACTTCGACCGCCTCTGTGAAGAGGGCCTAGAAACAAAATGTAATTGGCGTTCCCATGTTCAAGTCAAAAACCTTTTCTATGGAATCCTCGGCATCAAGCCGATAAAGGATCGCAACTCTAACGGAGTCTACGCTCCGTCCTCGAACCGCAAGGCCCTCGAAAAACTTTGCAACAACTACTATGCTGAACCTTTTGCGCGGCACATCCTTGCCCTTCGAGACCTCGGCAAAGCTATTGGCTTCCTCAAATCCGAGATCGACTCCGACAACCGCATCCGATCCACCTACAACGTTGCGGGGACAAACACCGGCCGACTTTCCTCATCCATAAACGAATTCGGCACGGGCACAAACTTACAAAATGTCTCATCAGCCCTTCGCTACCCCTTCATCGCCGACGAGGGGATGATCCAAGTCAACGTAGACCTAGAGCAGGCAGACTCTCGAAACCTCGCCGCCCTTATCTATGTTAACGCGATGGCTGCCGGCAAGGACGAGGAGTTCTACGCCAAATATCTCAACGCTTGCGAATCTGGCGACCTCCACACCTTTGTCTGCCGTATGGCCTGGAGCCAGCTTAATTGGCCCGAGGACCAATCAGGTTGGCGGGCCGTCGCAGATCAAACCGCTTATCGGGAAATGAGCTACCGTGACCTTGCCAAGCGCCTCGGCCACGGTTGCCTTACCGAAGATCATGAGGTTCTTACACCCAATGGTTGGGTCTCAATAGCAGAAAAGCCTTCAACACTTATGGCGTGGAACCCAATTACTGAAAAACTAAGTTGGGAAGAGCCTACACATTGGGAAGATAAACCTTGGTATGGTTCTATGTATGAAATTTTCGGCGCTCAATATAGTATGTTTGCAACAGCCGATCACCGTATGCCTGTCTTCACAAGAGGCGGCCTTTTTAAAGAAAGGCCGGCGGAGTCTTTGCATGAGGTCAAAGATTTAGACCTTAAATGTATAGGAAGATTAACTGAAGGTAGCGGGGGAGATGTGACACCAGAACAAGCTCGGTTGGTATCAGCGGCCATGGCCGATGCTCATATCTACGAAAATGGCTCTGTTCGTTGGGGCTTTAGTAAAATAAGGAAAAAGGAACGACTTGAAAAATTATTGGGTTCCCGGAAATATAAGGTGATTGAATACCAAAAACGAAATGAAACTTATTATCATCTGCCTGCCGACGAAGTTGATTTTCCCTTACTTAAAGAGGCAGGACCAGAAATGTTGAGTTGGGGTAGCAAATCGTTGGCAGCTTGGGTTGATGAGCTTCCATATTGGGACGGGACACAGCAGGAAACATTTACTTGGATTTACGGAAAAAGCCGTAAGCACATGGAATGGGTGCATACTTTTTGTATACTTGTCGGACAATCTGCAAGTTACTGCGAGAACAAGGGGCACGACTGCGCTCGTGTAGGCTTGAACAACAGAAAAAACAGGAGAATCGGCAGTCTTAGGATAACAGAAAAAGACGGCAATGGTGTTCAGGTATATTGTCCTACAGTCCCGTCATCTGGGTTCCTTGTGCGTCGTAAGGGTGTAATAATGTTTAGCCTGAACACAAATTATTATGGCAAACCAGTCACAATGGCGAAACATACTCAAACCGATAAAACCATTATCGAGGTCTTTCAGCATAAATACTTTTCCGCCTTCCCCGGAATACCATTCTATCACCAATGGGTCAAGGACCAACTCAAATATTCTGGGCAGATAACAACCCTTTTCGGTCGCCGTAGGTTTTTCTTCGGCCGAAGCAACGACGACTCAACTATCCGCGAGGCAATCGCATACGCGCCCCAATCCATGACCGCCCACGAAATCGACATGGCATATCTTCAGCTTTGGCGGTCCAAACTCCCCGTCCAACTCCTAAACCAAGTCCACGATTCCATCAACTTTCAGATCCCTTACGATGGACATGAGGAAATATTACCCCTTGCCCTTGAGTCCATGAAAGTCTACCACGAGCTTCCAGACGGCCGCGTATTCACTGTACCTCTTGAAGCCAAAACCGGCTATAATTGGGGCGATCGGGTAGATGACCCTAAAACAGGTGTTGCAAAAAGCAACCCCAACGGGCTCGTAAAATGGAAAGGCGGGGCCGACCAGCGTAAACCCCCTACATATCAGCCCCCGATCCGTAAAAAAGGTAAATCCATAAAAAAGCTGCTTAAATAAATGACAGATTGGATAAACCTTTTTCTTAAGGAGACCGAGGGCATCAATTCACCTCGGTCTCTTCGGCTTTGGGGAGCTATTGCAGCGGTTTCGGGGGTAATGGAACGCAAGGTTTGGGTTTTGTCTAACAAAAAGCCTGTATTCCCGAACACCTATATTGCCCTTATCGCTCCCAGCGCGGGGGGCAAAACTGAGGTAACAAAACGAATTGACTCCCTTTGGCGGGAAGTCCCAAACATAAACGTCGCCCCATCTTCCGTAACAAAGGCATCTTTTGTCGATGAGCTTTCTGCGGGCTCCCGAGTCATAACTCGACCCTTAGAAAACCCGCCCCAACTTACTTTCAATTCTGTCCTAATTTGTTCCAGTGAAATGGGGGTCCTTATCCCTTCCTATGACATGGAATTTATGGCAACGCTGACCGACCTCTATGATTGCGGCGGATATTCCGAAACCCGTCGCAGTCGCAAATCCGAGCCGATAAACATCCGCCGGGGGCACGTGAGTATGGTAGCAGCAGCTACCCCCTCATACCTAAAAGATGTTCTCCCCGAAGCTGCTTGGGACCAAGGTTTCATATCCCGAACCTTTCTTATCTTTTCGGGGGAAAAGATGCCTATT